CCCCTCTCCGTTACTCCAGCAACAAACAACGTCGCTGTTGGCGCGGTTTGCGTATTGGTTGGACCAGTGCGGACCGCCGTTGTAACAACTATACCTGGCATTTTTCCTCCGTCCCATTTCTTTCAGGAACTATTTCGTATGAGACTACTGAAATTATAGGTGGTTACTCAAGGTGTTTGGCGTACGTTTTTGTCTGGACCCTCAAAAAGATGACTTAAGTTTTCAAGTACGTGGTCTTGGTGCGCTTCTATTTCTTTTTTGACTTTTTTGCGAGATTTTGGTTTCTCGACATGTTTTACTGCTTTTGCAGCTGGGGTTTCAACCAGGAGAACCAAACCTTTGTCAATTAAAATTAATACTTTTTCGTTGTCGGCTTTCACCAAAGCAGACGCCCGGCTTAGCAAATAGGCGTCGTTGGTTACTTTGAGCATTTTTGGGGAAAGGTTTTGAATTTGCATAAATCCTGCATATTCAACAGGTATTTCGTTTATTTTTTCCCCAAGACCAACAAAGTCGATTTCACCACTCATGATTTTACTCGCCTATTGAAATGCTTGCCGCGTTTGTAAAATTAGAAATAAGTGCAGTTAGTGGGTTTTGACCAACAGTTAAGCCGAATTCAATAACCTCATCAGCAATATTGTCGCGAGCTATAACTTCGTCAATAGATAAGTCATACCCTATGTAGGCTCCAGCAAGAACTCGGTCGCCCTTCAACATCGTAAGGTCGGAGAACTCTTCAACCACGGTAGTTTCCTCTATGCGAGCCTCCCTCTCTGCGCCCTCCCGCTGCAGACATGGGTAATCCAAAAGAGCAGAGCGGACGACGGTGGTGAGTCTGTCTCGCATCTCGGTGGTTTCTTTTGAGCCATCGGTTCTTACCCAAATATATGTTCTCATTGAGTAATTCACTTTATATACCGGGTCAGCCCCTATACCATACCCGACGCGATTAAACGAGCGCGTAGATATGGCAACAGTAATTATCGTTGGCCAAGAGTCGAGAGCAACTGGCTCATATGTTAGATACTCTGCCGGGTCTGGAAGTTCATCCTCGGATAGATTCCAACCATTTCTATATCTAATTAATCTGCGCGGAATGTCGTCGGTTAAATAGTCGTTTACGAATGACTTTGCAAATTGAGCTCCGTACATTAATTCTGCTGGCATCAGAACACCTCGCCGTTTGCAATGTATGAAACAGTATCGCCGCCGAGCTTTTTGGCAAACAGCGGTGGCTCAAATACAATTTTTCTTTTTGGCATTTTTGTAGTTCCATACTGATGAAACTTTGCATATTCCACAGACGTTCCAGTAGAAAAAGATGTATTCGTCATTGTGTCAATCGAGCCGTTGGCACCAGAAAGAGATGCGAATAATTTTCCAGTCCTTATCATCGGTGGCATACCGGGGAATCGAGTCATCTTCCACGATGCATATTGAGCATCAAGCGGTCTCCACCCGCCAACCAGGAGACCATTACTTGTAAAGTTTGCAGCATTTGCCATACGCACTTCTTGTTTTGCTTTTATCAACACTGGAGTGAGAACTTGAGCGCGAGAATACATGGCCCCAAGCCTGGCAATGGCGGACCCCATTCCCCTGGTACTTACGCCTATTTCAATGTCCATTAAATGCGTCGCCTTCTCCACCTACGTAGAGCAAGAAGTTCTCTCTCTGAAAAACCAGTTTCAAGAGGGGCAACATTTCTTGTCGTTAAGTCTTTAACTCCAACAACGTCATCGTGCATATTTTGCATTTCTCTTGTGGCAGCACGAAGAATAAATAGTTTAAACATCTGAATCGCTTCACCATCAAGGCCGCCGGTGTAGACAATTTCAACAACGTCGTTAGGAAAACCTCTGTACAACTCAATTCCGTATCTATGAACTGTGTAGTCGTTTCCGGTTGCAGTTACGGTTCCGCCAGATACATAAGCGGACAACCCGCTCTGATAACCGCCAACAGAAAAAGTTGTACTTGTTACTGCGGTAATTTCAAATGAAGATTTATTGTATGAGTTTGGAGTTACTCCTGTAACAACAACTCTCTGACCCTTCGTGAAAGTATTTGCAGCGCTAAATGTGACCACCGTTCCAGACTGTGATGCACCGGTTATTGTCGCTGTACGCATCTTTGCTTCGGCCATGAATATTGGCACTTGTGAAAGATTTCCAATCGAAACACTTTTTACGGTTACGACAGGTGTGTTTCTTAAGCTAAGAACAATCGAAGGCTGAATATAGTTCAATCCACTATCCGTAGTGTCCAGCGATTGGTCGTAGAAAAAAGAAGTGGCTGGAACTCCTTGAAAATAACTTGGTATTACATGTTGCTCCGTATGCTCGGCAACTTCTACCGGCCTACGCAAAAAAGCCTCAAGCTCACTCTGGAGACCATTCAGCACAAATTCAGCAGCATCAAGTTGCCGCAAACTGAACTTAACGTCCATATAGATTGCTAAATCAGAAGCCGTAACAAGCATTAAGACCTCACGTAGCTCTTGCCAGATTCAGCCTTCGTCTTTCCCTCAAAAGCGCTCGACCGGTGCCGGACTGCGTTGTTCTTTGACCAGACACGGCGTCAGCAAGACGATTCAAGCCGTAGGCTGTGGCCCGACGCCACCATGCAGGACGATTACCTCCGGTTATCGGATTTCTTCTTGTCAATGCACCGATTTCTCTATCTCTGACGGTGTTCTGTTCCATGGCTACCTCTTCAGCGTTTGACTAAAGTTTACACCATTGGATTCTAGGTGTGTCAACGGTCCTGATTTGGTGGCTTCTCTAACACGATTTTGTCAGATGATTTTGCAGGTGCTTCGATTGGAACCCACGCACTCGAGTAGACGTGCTCTTTAACCTTGCGCATTTTAACCAGTGAACCGTCGAGCATCATGTCGGATTCCTGAACGGTCATATTGAAAATCTCGTCTAGTTCATCCATCGAATAAACTCTACTTTGATGTATCTTCTTGACAATGTCGGACATCCGTTTTGCAACAACCGAACCGCGACCTCGATTTATTTGGACGTGAAGAATCATCGCGTCCAAATCTGATACGTCCAATTCGACGCAGGTGATTGATTTTGAGTACCGCTTGGCTAGCGCCTTGGATTGAGATATTGCAATCACTCTTTGATGGCCATCAATTATCACGTTTGATTTTTTCTGCACAATGATTGGGCTTAAAAGTCCGTATTTTTCGATTGAAGAAATAAGCACTTTAAGGTCAGGCTTGAGAATATAATTTGCCCTCCATGTAGCCGGCTTCAGCAAAGAAGGATTAATTAAAGATGTTTCTGTGTTATTCACTTCTAAACCTGGGCGCGGACATTGGCGTTGAGGGTTCGCAAGGCATCAATACTCGTCCTGAGTGAAAGAAGTTTTTCTCGCTTTGCCCTAACTAGTGCTTCCGCGATTTCGTAATCCTCTTTCATTTGTTCCATCTTGTAATGAGACCATTGCTCTCTGTCGGTGATTGTTCTGTGCCCCTTGCCAGCAGCTCCTAGATATTCTTTTGCCCATTCCGCCTTGTACCTGGCGTCTTTTTTTGCAGCGTCCACGGCGAGTATTTCAAAGTTTTCAGTTTCTTTTTCGAGCAGGTCGAGCAGTCTCATCATTTCTCGTTCAATGTCCACCTGGCTGATTGGTTGACTTCTATTCATTTTCTATCCCTTCGAGTGGGGACCAGTCTATCTTCTCTAGCGCCGAGAGAGAAATGTTTGACCACTTATATTTTGCATTTCCAATTTTTGCCAAAACCATTTCTTCAAGAACCCACGCATCGCACATATCATCAGCATGCCCCCCTTTCCAAACTATTCCCGTAATAGCTGATATTGCAGATATGACTTCTGACTTGCCAGCGTTCCCTTTGCCTGTGGCAAATTTTGCTCGACAAGTAGGAGGCACGATTATGTATGGAATATCAAGATTTAGCAAGGCAACCCTGACAACACCGCCAAGCTCCCCAATTGAGTGAGCCTGAGAATTTCTTGATGCAAAAGAATAACCCTCTATGGCTACCAATTGTATTTTGTTGGAAACCGCAATATTGCCAATTTCGCTGGCTATTTTCCTCAATCTTTCAGCTCCAGATAAATCAAAAGAAAGATAACCAGCTTCTCCAGCATGGCAATACCCAGTGGATGTAAGTGATAGGTCGAGACCTAGGATGTTCATGGGCACGCAAAACTCTACCCCACAAACAAAGACCCGCCGGGTGTAATCCCGACGGGAATTAACACAGACAGACGTCCATGTCTACTTTGCGTAGTTATTCACCACTAGACCTTGGACCACCTGCCTTTCTTTTCTCAGAAACGGCTGTAAGACCTTAGAGTACCATTACAAAATTATTAGCTCAGGTAAAGAGATGTTGGCGCGCACATAAAAAAAGAGACGCAAGAACCGGGGGCTGCACGTTGCCCTGTGCCCCCGGCCCTCGCGCCTATAACGGTCCTAAGGATATTAATTCTACAACTGAAATGTCTTTCGTGTTGTAAACGCAAGTAATGTTTTAACGTTCCCAGCCGTGCTTGGCTAAACCTAAATCAAAAGCAAGCTGCGGATAGTTTCCAATTCGATTGTGACATGGCCTGCATACCGCAAGAAGATTTTCCTCATCGAGTATCGACCCACCCTGAGAGCGTCTAATTATTTCGTGAATGTCGCAACTTCTGTTACGAACATATGTCAACTTCTCGTCATGTTCAGCAAATACAGGACACGCTTCGCAAAATGGTTTTTTTGACAAAAGTTTTTCTACGAGCGGGCGCCTCAGCAAATACTCTTCTTGTTTCTTTTTTGAACGATATTTCACTCAGGAGATGTTACATCGTCGAACTGCCATTTATTTTCTAACGATGCCCACAGGGCGACATCGATGTCGGTTGGCTCCATGTCGAACTCATCCATTAGTGACTTGTGCTTCAAGATTGCTGACTCAAGGAAATTGGCACGAGAGAGTGCGCCCTCGTCTTCGCCCAAGGAGACAACGTAATCGAGACGCTTGTTAACAAAGAACCTGAAGCGTTCAATTTTTGCTAGCCTGCCGTCGTAAGATTGCATTGCTTCGGCTAGCAGTACCGTGCCGTCGGAACCCAAATCCGCGTATCTCTGGGAATCAAGTTCTTTATCGTCTTTGATGTCAGCAATTTGCTCATCAAGGTTCCGCACCAGCGCGAGAAGGGCTCGCTTCCAACGCTCGCGATTTTGGGGCAAATGAATGTATTCGCTCTGTGTGTCTGATACTCGGTTTTTAACATCCTCTGCAACAAGGCGAGCAAACATATCATCATTCATCTTTTGGGTTCCAATATGTACAGAGATTTGTTTTGAAGTGGCACCAATTGCAGAGGTTTGATGGAATTGCTGTCCATGTTGAATTGTCATATGAATTTACTATCTCCTTCTTTGTTGTTGTTATTGTATTTCTTGTGCTTACAAAATCATCTGCCGTTGGCAAATGTTTTTTCGCAACACCATCTTTTAGGTATAAAAGCTCCAGATTGAATGATTTCTTATTCTCTAGTTCGGCAAGAAGAATCGCGTACAGGCTGAGCTGAAACCATTTATCCGCCATGTACTTGGGTGCTGGGGTTTTCCCCGTTTTGTAGTCCGTGATTGTCACAACCCCATCGATTTCCGTCCACCTGTCGATGAATCCCTTAATAAGAACGCCATCTATCTCGCCAAGGACTTCGTATTCAATACCAGAAGGCTGAACCAGAGACGGGTTTTCAAGAAGGAAAATGTTCTCCACGCACCACCATGCGCTCCATCGAAAATCGTTGATTGGCGTTCTCTTCAGATAAGGGGCAACCCTGTCTGCCCAACCGCCACTGGACCATACGTGAGTACATGCGTGTCGAGCAGACACAACAGTCCTCTCTTCCGGCTGATAGGCGGCGTAGAAATGCTCCAGCACATCGTGTACGAAATTTCCCAACAATGTCTGCATCGTTGGCGGCTCTTGAATTTTGTCGACACGAGACAGCTTAAACTTCAGCGGACACTGAATGTACGTTTGAATTGACGAAGCTGAAAGGTGTGCTGGAAGCTCTGGTTTTACATCGCTCACTTGGCAGGCGCTTCTATGATTGTCCCACCAAATGTTAAACGAGTTGCTTCTGTAAGGAGAAAATTTGCCTGTTCTTCGGTAACGGTGTCTTTTGTGGGTGTTGGCTTGCCGTCGCTCCACTGTGTCCACGCAGAACGCAACTGTTCCTTTTGGTCTTTGCTCAAACCCTTACTTACAGACATGAAGCTTTCCCAGGTCATCTTTGATGGCGAGGGTGGCTCCGAGGCAGTAACCATCTCGGCCTCCATTACCTGTTCGATTTCGATTGCGTCGTCAGTACGAGATAAGTACAAACCGACACCAAGGCTTTGGGCTGCTTTCTTGAACGCGTTTGACTCTGCGCTCTTGTACGCATCGCCAAGGTCGACAATCTGACCTTGCTTGGTGCGCATAATCTTTGCTGCATCAATTCCATCGCGAGATACGGCTGGGTGCTCATCCGTTGCAAGCCAAGTAATGCGGACATGAGCCATAATCCAGTCAGTATCAATTGCGTCGCGTTCACACTTGATTACCTTGCGCGACCACTTCCCAACACCGAGAACCTTATTGAGACGGTTGGTTACTTCGGTAACTGGGATGTATAGAAGATTCGTTCCACTTTTATTAACTGAACGCACCATCTCTGGTGGGAACGACTCTGATAGTTGTTGGTATATGTCTGACATTTTATTTAGCCTTTCGTACGATAATGCTTGTTTTGGATTCGCTCACTTCACAAAAGCTATCTGCAGATACTCCAATTTTGGCAAGTTCTTTTATTCGCCAGTATGAAACTGCTGCAAAGTCGAGCATTTTTACCATCATGTCCTGTGGGGTCATGATTACCTCTCCAGTATCAAGGTCAACCGCCATGTCATTGATTCGACTAGCAACATTCTTTGCAAGGCCTTCGTGGTCCCACTTCTTCCTGTCAGAACCACCCTTTTTCTCGATTAAACTTCCGTCGCTAGATGACACTTCTGGGACGTTGGCCATTTTGCCAATCATGGAATGACAAACCGAGTCGTACATAACTGACATTTCTGCCTTAAGAGCATGAACGCTCACCATTGCATCAGCGACTTCGGAAAGCGGTTCATCGCTCAAACACATTTCCTTGAACAATTTATCCAAAGTCATGAAGTCCCCTGTCATTTTTGCGACAAGTTCTTTAAACTCGGACGTAGTGATGTTTTCGTTACTCATATATACCCCTTGCTCTAGTTGATACTTTGTCAGATGATTATAGACACCGGACGCCGCTGCGGCAACCCCAAGCCAGCTAAAAATGAAAAAGCTCCAACCGCCGAGTCCACCTGGTCGTCGTGGTCACAGGCCTCAGGGAAGGATGAAAATTCGTCGAACCAGTCGGTTAGCCATGAGCCTCGCACGACACGGACATTGCCATTTGCAACCGCTGCGGAAAAGGGTCGGGAACGGGTTAGCTTGTCTCCAGTGGAGCGTATTCCTTGAAAATCATACCCAGGAACGACATATCGGGCATATTGGTCAACTAGAGCCTTTCCAGACGAACCCGGTTCTTGCTCCATCCTGATTGCAACAGAGTGACCATCTTCATAAGCTGTTTGCGCAATTAGCTGTTCTACTTTTTCGTTTTTAACTCTCTGTCTGCGCACATCCAGAACATAGGCAATGCCCTGGTCGAAAAGCATCAGTGTTCCAACGGTGTAGTCGGGGTTCGGATTGCTAGACGATGGCTCGGTGGCCGCCAAGTCCCAGAATCTCACGGCACGTGCAGATGACAACACCTGTGGAACTTCAGAGGAATCAATAACAACAAAATTAGTTCTATCAAAAAGAGTTCCTAAAGTAGTAGCCCACCAGTCGCCCATCTCGAGCCTTCTGCGCTCAATCGGGTCCAGGGCGGACAGGGCCTGACGATATGAGTCAGCATCGATTCCGGGGTTGTCAGTAAGCATCGACGGAACGAAAATCCTCCCAGAATCCGCTCCCTCCACGATGAATCTTTGTCTGACCCAGTTGGGTGCTGGGTTTGAAGCCGCCCTCATCCTCAGCGGAACCTTGGAAAGCTCGCCTGTTGCTGGTCGGCGCAAGCGAGAGAACAGGTATCGATAATCAGATTCCCTGATTTCGGTCACCTCATCCATTCCAATAAATTGAAATTCCGAACCTTTATATCGAAGGTAGTCATTGGTGTTGTTCAGATACCCGAATGATATTCGAGCCCCAGACGGAAAGGTGGCTACATAGGTGCTGCCATTCCAATGGACTTCGTCATAATTTGAAATCCATGAGCGGAATCGGTCCATTAGGGCGCCAGGGAGCGCGAGGTCTGCGTAAGTCTTTCTAAAGAGAATCGCTGAATACCCAGGGATGTCAACGTATTGCATGGCCGACATAAGTAGGGCTGAACTCTTGCCTCCGCCAGCAGCCCCACCGAATAATGCCTCTATAGAGTAAGAACGCAAAAATACTTTCTGAGTTATGGATGGCGCCTCAGGACAATAAAGCGGTTCCTTCGGTTTTAGATATTCGAGAACTTTGTCCCAATTCGTCATTTATAAGCCTGCTCTCTGCCGAGAATGATAAACCATACTAGTATTAAATTATGCAATGTTCTGTTTTTGATGAGGAGACATGAAAATAGTACAATGGTTTACTAGGGCAAGAGCTGCCAATCTCCTTATGGGGTCATTTATAATTATGACTACAACAGGTGCGTTTATTTTTAGCATTCCGGTCGGATTCTTAGTGGCTGGCGTGTGCTGTGGGGCTGTTGGCCTGCTGCTCGGACTGGATTAATCATAAAACATGGCTTGGAACTCAACCAATAACAAATCTGCTTCATCGTCAGGGCAAAAGTCCGCTATTGGACCTGGCGCCCCAGTTGCATACAACACCGGTCTTCAAGGTAAACCCTATAGGGACTCTTGGGATATCGAACGTGCATACAGAGAGGGAATGCAGAAGGTCACATGGGTTAATAGGTGTATTGACGCAATAGCAGGGAACCAAGCAAGACTTCCAGCAATACTCCGCGAAGACAATTCTCCAGACGGAAAAATTGTAACAAATAACAGAGACCATAAAATTCTCAATTTGCTAAACACTAAAGCAAATATTGGCGAAAACTCTTTTGTATTCAGATACAGGCTTTCTTCTCAGCTACTCATGTCAACCAGGGGTGCATTTATTGAGAAGGTTAGAGGGAGAAATGGTGGAGTCATAGCGCTACACCTTCTTCCACCGCAACACACATCCCCAATTCCAGATGCAAAAAATTTCATTGCAGGTTTTGAAGTGGACATGCGGAACGGCACTAAAGCAATTCTAAAACCGCAAGATGTCATATGGATTCGCAAGCCTCACCCCCTAGACCCATATCTGTCACTGACTCCACTTGAATCAGCTGGTGTCGCTATTGAAATAGAAAATCTTTCAAAAATTTATAACAGGAATTTCCTGCTCAACGACGGCAGGCCGGGTGGTTTGCTTGTTGTGCGAGGGGAAATAGATGACGACGACAAAGATGAATTGCGTAGTCGTTTCCGTGGAAATATAAATCGCGCCGGTGCAGTGACTGTCGTCTCATCAGACGAAGGTGTCGACTATGTGGATACTGGCTCAAATCCTCGTGACGCCAACTACATCCAGATGCGACAAATCACCAAAGAAGAAATTCTTGCTTCCTTCGGAGTTCCAGAGTCAGTCATCGGCAATGCATCAGGAAGAACCTTCAGTAATGCCGCAGAAGAGCATCGAGTGTTTTGGAATGAAACAATGCTGCCGCACATGGAGCTGATTGGGCGCGGCCTAGATGAGCTAGATGATGAGTACTACATTGACTTTGACACTTCGGAAGTTCCAATTCTTGTTCTTTACAAGCAAGAAAGAGAACGTTATTTGCTTGATGAATTTCAGAACGGTCTCATTAGTGGAAATGAATACAGAAGAGAAACGGGTCGAAAGAAAATTGATTCCGACCTAATGCAAGCAATGCTTGCCAATCCAAACCTCACGCCGATTGGATACACCGATAAGAAGTTTGATTCAACACAACAGGCAGCACAAATGGCGGCTGCGGGTGGCGCGCAGCCGGGAATGCCCGGTGTTGCGGCGGCAGGAATGGTTCCAGATGGACAACCACCAGCACCCGGACAAGAACCCACAGGGCAACCAGAACAGCCGGCTGCGCCAGGTGAGATACCTGCTCAATTAGTTAATTTTAATGAAAAACCGAGCACCATGACTGAAGCGCTTGCCGCAGAAGGACAGGGGCAGCAGCAACCAGTGATGGCTTCGCCGACCGCACTATCAGCGTTTGATAACGGAATGCAGTTCAAGTCTGCCAATAAAGAACTTTCTGAGTGGGAGCAAAAAGCCGTTGAAAACGCGGACCGATGGGTTGAAATTCTTGATAGAAATGTTGAAAGATTCATGGAGCGACAGCAGCGTGTCGTGATGGAAAAAGCTTCTGGAGCAAAATCAAAAAAACTAATCACCTCTGGCACCTTGACTGTAGAAAACATCTTTGATGAGCAGGTCTGGAATAAGCAGCTTGAAGAAGATGTAAAGCCAGTTATCGCAGGTATTTCTGCTGATGCCACGCGATTGGTGAGCGAACAAGCAGGAATGCCCGCGGACGAAAACTCAGAAGAAATGCAACAAGATATCGAATCGCAGATGGAGCGAATGAAGAAAATAAATTCAACAACCAAAGATGAAATAGCTTCAGCAATTCTTATCGCTCTTGCTCTTGCAGATGACGAGGATAGGGTTGGAATGTTGAAAGCAGCCTTGCTCGCAATATTCATGAACCTGCTTTCGAAGCGCCGCAGGATAATCGCGGAACATGAGTCCCAAACTGCCTATAACTCTGGCGTTTATCATGCTGCCAAAGGGATAGGCGCATCGACGAAGACCTGGATTGCAAATAAGGATGCTCAGGTCAGGCCGGAACATAGATTGCTCGACGGAAATACAACATCGATTGATTCGGCGTTTAGTGTTTCAGGCAAGGACATTAGATTCCCAGGAGACCCACTGGCTCCGCCGCACCTAACAATTAACTGCAGGTGCAGACTGTCGTTCTCAATCTGACTTTACTAAAACTCGAGAATAGTTTCGCCAGAACTGTCTCATAATTGTTTATCATTGGATAAACACTATGGAAAGCGCCACAACATGAGCAATATTGCCAATGACTTTACTGAAACTCAATACAAAGCGATTCCTGGGCAAATCAACACGATTGAATCAAAGGGAATAGTTGAGTGTTTTGTTGCGGGCATTGGCAATAAGGACAGCGTAGGGGACATATGCCTACCTGGTTGCTTCAATGGCTCTCTTGGACGACGCAAGCCTCGCGTTGTATGGGGCCACAACTGGAACGAACCAATTGGAAAAGTTCTTGAAATTTACGAAGTTGGACCAAACGACCCACGTCTTCCAGCGAAGATGAAAGCCAATGGTATTGGTGGTTTGTTTGCCAAAGTACAGTTCAACCTTGCTTCAGAGCGTGGTCGCGAAGCATTTGCAAACGTAAAATTTTTTGGTGAAGAGCAAGAGTGGTCAATTGGCTACAAGACTTTGGACGCAGTATTCGACACAACAAAGCAAGCCAACATGCTCAAAGAAGTTGAACTATACGAAGTCAGCCCTGTATTGCATGGAGCAAATCAGCTCACAGGAACAATTTCAATCAAGTCAGATAAGCAAAACGAAGAAGTCAAGGGCGGACCTTGTTGGGATGGCTACAAGCAAGTTGGGATGAAGAGGGGCAAGAATGGAAATATGGTTCCAAACTGTGTTCCCATTGAGGAAAAAGGAGAAAAGCTCAGGGACCCAAAGGGCGGCCTTACTGCTGCTGGTCGCGCACACTTCAAGCGCACGGAAGGGGCAAATCTGAAGCCAGGAGTTAAGGGAGCAGCAAATACGCCAGAAAAAATGCGCAGAAAAGGTTCTTTCCTAACTCGCTTCTTCACTAATCCATCTGGACCAATGAAGGATGAAAAGGGTCGCCCAACACGCCTTGCGCTTTCTGCAGCCGCATGGGGTGAGCCGGTGCCACAGGATACTTCTGATGCAGCAAAACTCGCAGCGAAAGGACGTCGCATGCTTGAGCGTTATGAGAATTCAAAGAAGAAGTCGAGTGAGGTTGAGATTGAAGAAAAAAATATTTCAATCTATTCCATCGCGAACCCATCCGAAAATCCAACAATGGGAAGAATGGGTTCAATCGCAAAGGCAATTTCAACTCACTTTGGTGGTGAAGTCGCTGTCCGCGAAGCAGACAGCAACAACGTCGTGTTTGACCTCATGAAAGACGGAATGGTTGAGACAATGCGCGCTGCGTACCACACACAAAATGAGTCAGATTTTATGTTTGGCCCAGCCCAAAAGGTTAGAGTCGAAACGATTTATCTTCCAGTTGATTCAAACGGAGAAACATCCGGAGCACCAATACCAAAAAGCCCGAACATGCTCGCCGCGCCAAAGCCGGGAGGGTGCGGATGTGGCGGAGCGTGCGGTGGAAAGTCTGACCCATTTTCAAGTTGGGAAGAGTTCAAGAACGACAACCCGGGTGTCCATCTTTTCATCAAGACAGAAAACATGGAGATGTACGAAGTAGCGAACAACGTTTCCGAGTATCACGGTTTTGACATTGAGCTACTCGCCGATGGATTTGTTGTTCCAAACATCGATTGGTATGAAAAAGACGCGCGAGATGCTGTGATAACAGCAATTGAGAACGTTGAACAAAAGGCCATTGCAAGAGCCGCGCGCAGCGCTCGTGGTGTTGGTCGTTCGGCAAGAAGAATGGTTAATCCATCAGAGTTCGATGGAGATGGTGACGGATTCAGAACTGGGCGCGATGGCAGGGACAATGTTCCATACAAGAAGCCAAAGGCACCAAAGATGATGCCACCACGAACCGTTCCTCAAGAAATTCCAGAACGAGAAGAAAAACCACTTAGAATCCCTAAGCCAAACGAAATCCCTCGGCCGGCACCAGCACCACAGCCGGCTCCCGCACCAGCTCCCGCTCCGTCGGTCCCACAGAGAGTTCCGGAAAGACCCGGAATTCCCGCAACCATTACGGGTCGCACAAGAGGAGCTTCTGCCCTGAGGGCCGGAAAACTGGATTCCGCTATTTACAAGGAAAGAATGGCTGGAGCCTCCCTTGAGGATGTAGCAAAAAAATACGGTGTTGAAAGAATTGACGTTCGTCGAGCCGAACAGCGCCATATGCAAAAAATGAGGGCCGCAAAACAGAAACGTTCATCAATCCTGCAACAACTAAGAGACATGCAGGACGACCCGAGCATGCCTTCTGGTGTGCCGGAGAGGGCTAAAGAACGAGCCATATCCATGATTGCAGAGCAAAACAGTATGACGCCTGCTGGCGTTCGCAGGGCCATCAGAAGAGAGCTCGCTGCAGAAAGAATGACTCAAGCAGCAAATCAAATGAGAGGCAGAAGAAAGTCTCTTTCCTCTGTCTATGTTTCGGTGTCTGAAGGTAACGACATATCCGTTAAAACTGCCCTGCAAAGCACGGTTGACGACTCGGTACTTATCAAGGTTGAGCCCCAATTCGTATCGCAAGTAAAACAAGCGGTTGACACTGTTGCCGAATACCACGGCGTGCGTATTTCTCGTGCCGAAAATGGAATTAACGTATTCGGAGCGCATGAATTGAATGACGACTCGATTGAGGCTATTTCTCGCGCGATATATGCGTCGTATGTGGATAGCAATATTGAAGACATCGAAATGGACAGAATTTTCTCGAAGAGATAATTCATGGCTTCAGATTTTTTAAGTCACCTTGCTCGATTGCGCGACAGCGCCATAGTGAATCACGACATGAAGTCTGTCAATAAATATAATGATGCAATCGACGACTTTTTGGAACTTAGCAAAAAACAAGAAAATTCGATTGCTCCTCGAACGGCAAAAAAGAAGTCATCGCGCTTCACTGTTAGCAAGCGGAGACCAAACGTCAGCCGTGAATCCTCTTCTATGGGTTATGCTAAACCTATACATAATCAACGGATTTTAAGTAAATACAACTGCATGGTTACCGGAGAAAAGCGCATGAATCCATGCGCTGGCTGTAGTAACGTACAAGGTTGTATTTCCAATTCAATGCAGTACAAGGAGCACCAAGCATGAGCGAAAAAGCAGCAGTCGTAAAGTTGAATGCTGACGGCGAAGTTGTTAGTTGCGCCAAAGGCCTCGGCTCGGATGAGTGTGGATACACGCCAGGCGCAAAAGTTTGTGGAAAGTGCGGAGCAATGGCTGTCTCTGTAAAGAAGAAAGAAGATGTTGACGTTAAGGCCGCCAAGAAAAACATGCTAAACATGGCCGCAATGGATTCTGACCTGGATGAAGAAATGTCCATGGAAGATGAAGAAAAAGATGACGACATGGAAGACATGGAGCTCGTTGATGACGAAGAGGACATGGATGAAGAGGACATGGACGACGAAGACGACGAAGACATGGCCGCAGATGACGACGAAGAAGACGAAGACATGGAAGACCTTGACGGCAAAATGTATGATGATGAATCAGTAGACGAAATGTTCGTCCGTCGTTCTGCGCCAAAGAAGAAAAAGAAAGGCGCCATGATGATGGGGCCAGACGCTGAAGTAGAACTAGACGAAGACGAAAAAGACATGGATGGCATGTACTCAGATGAATCTTCAGTTCGCAAAAAGATGCGCAGACGCAGACTCGGAACAATGGGGTACAAGTCAGCAGATTTTGACGACAACGCATTCGTTTGTGGATTCGACCGCAAGGTCTACCCAGGCGGCGCAAATGTTTGCGATAGCTGCCCAGGCGGTTGTGTTTCCGAAAAGGGAATGCCAGCCCTGATTGAAATTGAAGGCATGGCAGAAGACATGTTTAGAGGCAAGGTTCTCGATTCTGGATATTCAGATGAAGCAGACCTGTTTATAGTTGATGTTGAGAGAAAAGACGGAAAGCCAGTCGAGGTGTTCTTCGATGGTTCAACCGGCGAAGTCATGGGCTGGCACATGCTCACTCAGGATGTCGTGCAGGTTAAGTCTGCGCTGCAAAACAAGGTGATGATTAGCTTTGGTGAAGCAGCAGATATTGCTGTTAAATCGGTTGAAGGTGACATCATTGCTGTTGAACCAGATGTTTTTGAGGGATTTGATGTTTACGCAGTAGAAATCGAGGGCCTCAATGGCAAGTCGTATGACGTGTTTGTTGGGCTCGATGGTGAAGTGCTTGGATACGATGAGTATACGCAGGAAGAAGCTTCAGAGATTGAAGCCGAAGCGGCGGAAATTGCGCTGAAGCGTGCCTACTCGGAAGATTCGCGCACATCAATGGCTCAAGCCGGGCAGGCACTTGCAGATGGTTCATTCCCAATCAAGGATGAAGCAGACTTGAAGAATGCAATCCAGGCTTACGGTCGCGCAAAAGACAAGACAGCAGCAAAAGCTCATATCATGAAGAGAGCTGTTGACCTTGGCATGGAAGAAATGATTCCTTTGAGC